GTGATGACAACGCGACTTTCGTCGACGCGCCCCAGACTGTATTCCCGAATGGACGGACTCAAACGTTTAAGTTTGGTCGTGACCTTGAACAGCTTTTGATGGTCAAGGAACTCGACTCTTACGATCGTACGTTATGGTCAAAACCCGAACCCAAGCTCTCGTTCGACCCATTCCTTAATTGGAAAAGGTTTTTGGACAGCTTAGTGCTTGGTTATCAACCAACAAAGAAACTTCTTAGGAGTCTTAAATGACTATCAAGATCCAAAAGATCGAAAACACCGGAGTTGTTTACTCCGATCCGGCTGACCCTGGCCTTACCATTCGCTTCAAGCAGACTGAACAGGCTAAAAGCCTGAACGGTGTGCAGGCAGCGAATCATGTGACCGAGATTATCATCAACGATGACAACGCCGTTACTGTCGCTGGCCAATCGGCCGTCGACGCGGTGTCGTTGCGTCTCCGCGTGAGCGGAACCGCTTTCTCGAAAGCACGTATCAAAGCCCTTCTGGGTGTGTTGTCTTCGTCATCGGCCTGGGCTGATGAGGACGTCTTCGGGGGCTTTCGCCCTGTGACGACCCCGTCCATCCCGACCTAATCGTCGAGTTTCATCATGGAAATTCAAAGCACCATAAGTGCCTTCCAAAGGATCCTTTCGACCTATACCTTTACGGCAACGTCGAATTTCTGCGAGGATTTCGCTATCAAGCGATACCTTAAGAAAATGGAGATCCCAGATGAAACGAAGTCTTCCATTCGTCGTGAAACTTGTTTCACGTCGTATGTTAGCTTCGACGAATCACTCAGACTCCCAAGTCTCTTACCAGGTAACTGGTATAAAGCGCGTTTGCTCATACACCGTTGGTGTGATGAGTTTCGCCTCTCTTCCGTCGCTTTCACGAATGGTAGTGAGGCCCACCCGACTAGAGGTTTCAATTCTATTGAATCGAAGCTCATGAGGTCCAGGTGGGAGTGTACTCCTGAATGCTGGGATCTTTGGGCAGAAACTGCCTTCGACACCTTAGCGATAAAGAGGTCCACTCGGGCGCGTTTTTCAGCCGTCATGGGGCATGACGTTAACGCCATTAAGTCGTTCCATAGGGATTCGTATCGCATGTTTTCTGAGCGCAGAAACTTTCGGTTTCTTTGTTTTAGTCGCATGCTCTCACGTGTCACCTTTGTTAGACAGGCTAGTCGCTTCTCTACTGTTCGCAAGAACAATGAGAAAGACCGTCCTATTGACGTTCAACCGTTATGCAACATGCTCGTCCAGAGACGTGTTGGCAATGGCCTTCGTTCGCTCCTCGCGAATGAAGGCGTAGATCTGGATTCCCTTGCCGGTAAACACCGGCTCTTGATATCCGACAGTGGTCTCGCGACCATCGATCTACGTAATGCTAGCGATAGCATACATCTCTCTCTAATAAAATTCCTCTTCCCAAAGAAGGTCTTCGAATTTATTATTAATTCGAGGACTTTCTATACTGAAGGTCTAGATGGTAACTTTTACGTTTCCAATAAGGTCTCAGCTATGGGGAATGGTTTTACTTTTGAGTTGATGACCGTTGTTATTAGGG